CCGCGGAGGCCTTGGGTGACGCCCCCAGTTTATTTCTTCGATTCTTTCGCACTGGCTTCCCCTTTATCGTTTGCCGGGTCCGTGTCGAAGACCAGACCTAACGTTTTGTTTTCGTCGACTTCCGCCTTGCGGCGGCGTTTTACATCGCCCGGATTCGCGCCGCGCGCCCTGACCCAGTCCCCTTCCGTTGCAGCACCGCCGCGTAACAGCACGCGCCAGGAGTTGGCCTCTTTCATCGGGTCAATCCACGGCATCACCGGCCCGCTGTAGACCGCATTAAACAACGTCGCCATGTCCACATCGGGCGGTACGTCGATCACGCCCGCCGTGATCGCCATCTGCAACCAGCTGCGGTACATCGGTCGGGTCACGGCAGCAATAAATGCATCCTGAAGAATGCCGTAGCCCTCAAAGGACTCCACCAGCTCCTGACGCTGAGAACTGTAAGTGCCGTTGTAATTACGGGAGATGCTGGAAAAGCTGCTGCGGCTGCCGGCGGCCACCGCCCTGAGCTGCCCGTTGCGGAACGTCTCAAGGTTAGGATTCGGCCGGTCCGATTTAATCATTCCGATTTCTTCGCCGGGCTCCAGTTCATCAAAGACCATCCCGGGCTCGATATTGAGCTCGCGGGGGTCTTTGTCTTTACCACCGGCATCGTCGTAGGATTGCCCGTCGCCTTTTTTCACGTACATGCCCAGCGCTGCGGCAATACGGGCGGCCGTCAGTTCAGAATCTTCATACTCTTTCAGCGCACTCAGGCGGATCAGGATGCCGGACAGCAGGCTGTTTCCCCGGACCTGATGAAGACGGCGCATGAATTTCAGGTGCATCATGCCGTCTGCAGCGATTTCCTTGGTATTGCCCAGCGCAACGCCTGATGTCACCAGATTTTTGTAGACGACATACTTTGTCGGGCATCCCCAGTCGTTGAGATAGATCCCCTGACAAATCCCCTTCCCGGTATCGTTCATCTCCAGCGGTATGTAGTCCGGTTCCAGCGCCTCAACCCAGAAAGGGATGTTCGCCGTCGGGGTGAGTCCGGGCGCGGAACCCCGTACCATCTGGCCGAAAACCTCACCGTCGCGCAGCCAGGTTCTTGCCATCAGCCGCTCAAGAACGGGGCGGGTAAACTGCCCTGTCACATCGGGGGAAACAGACCACTCCGCCCAGGCTGCTCGGATCTGTTTAGAGAGCTCATCGGCCACCAGCCCCGTTTTCAGGATGGGCTGGGGGTCAACCACAATTCCGCGCGCGCCGACGATGCGCTCTTCGAGTTTGTCCAGCAGGCCAATCACCAGATCGTGATTATTGTCCAGCCAGCGCGCCTGCTCCCTGATCGACCGGCCAGCAAACTGCGTTAGCTGGTTTGCGTTGCGGTTTTCCCGCTTCGCCCGGTGCGTGCGCGTCGGTAATGCTGCCTCGTAGGCATTGATTGCCACGCGTGAACGCAGACGGGAGGCTTTCCAGCCCGGTGAAATCAGGCCAATGGCATCATCAATCAGGCTCATCGCGGGAACCTCGCCAGCCGGTACTGCGGTCGCCCGCGCTGCGCCGCCAGCAACGTGCTTAACCGGCGCTCCCAGGCTTTCCGCCCCTTCTGAATTTCACTGAGGTTCTCCATCGTCATGGACTGCCCGTTAAAGGTGATGGATTTCCCCAGCAGAACGGCGCGTTCAGCGGTCATATACTGCTGGATCATGTCTTCAATATCGGCCTGATTCATACCCAGCCTCCTGATGTCGATGGCGCCCAGGCAGAGGGTTTTTCCTCTTTCCTGGCGCGGGTTGTTTTCGGTTTTAGATGATGACTGCGGGGTTTCGGTACGGGTGAATCAGAAGGTACAGGCGGAGCGGATTGTTCAACGGGGAGCGCCCAACCAGGCGGTTTTTCCCAGTTTATCCGCTCGTACCCGCGCAAAATCACCAACGCATGGGCGTATACCATCAGGTCGAACGCTTCGTTCGCCCCTTTCCCTGGCTTCGTCCATTTGCCGTCAGCGCCCCTTTCTTCATAGGTCAGTTCGTCATAGAACCACTCCCCCAGCCAGTCAGGAAAGTGAACATAGTTAGCCCCCGGCGTATCGCGCTGAAGCGCGTTACTGATCCGGTCTTTGAGCATATTGGTCTGCAGCAGGTAGAGCGGCACGTCGCCGCGGGCCTCCGCCCGGCGGTTAGGACGGTCGGTATTGTCCGGCAATGACTTGGTGATCAGTTTGCTGCGGGTCGTGCTGTCGCCTTTGAAGAGATAAACGCGTCTGTGTACGCCATCGCGGCGACATTGTCGCCAGAACTCATAGGCATTACCGGTCACCCCGTCTTCACCGCCGGAGTCCACGGCCATCGCCAGCACGGGCAGGGAAACACCCGGATTGCTGTTGAGTGGCCACTCCTTATCCAGCACGTCGGTGCGCAGCAGGTTCCAGTCTTCCAGATAGCCTGCGGGGTCAACTGGCAGACTTTCGCCGTTCGGCCCCGTGCGCATCGACTGTTTAATGTTGTACCGGTCGACAATCCACCGCTCGCCGTGCGCGCCATAACCAATCACCTGTACCACAAAGCGCCGGTTGCGCCCGCCCTGCACGTCAACGGTCGCCACCAGAAAACGCACGCCGTCGGGTACCGTACGCTTGGTCACCACGGTGGCGCGCGCCATGAGCGTTTCGGATTTCCGCTGCTCGACGCTCGACTGTGGAAAATAAGGCAGACCCCAGTCAGTGTTGATCACCGCTTTGAGGGTTTCTTCACTGCCGTTGGCCTCATAATCCTGCTGGGCAGAAAGCAGCTTATAGACCAGTTGGGACAGGGTCTGATATGCCGCTGCGGGGCCTTCCATCCAGAAAGAAGCAATGCGGGAACGTCTCGCGGTACCCGTAATCACACCATGACGGTCAATCTTCTCACCGTCGCGCAGCCAGACACCTTTCTGATTAAGAGCGCGCTTCTGGTCTGCTGTGACTTTTCCGCGGCAATGTGGACATTCAATGAATGCCGCCTCGCTGGCAATCACCGGATCGACAATATTCTGATAGCCCTGCACCACATCTTTCGATGGCTGAAAATATTCGCCGCAGTGCGGGCACGGCCAATACCAACGGCGACGGTCGCCTCGGTTATATAAAGAAAGAATGCCTGTTGTGGGGGGCGCCTCATGCAGGGAACTCCGCCGCCATTTTGTGTCAGTGACTTCACGGCCTGGCGAACTCTCCACCAACGTCATACCGGATGACATAAATGTCGTGGTGCGTTTTGAGGCCAGCGTGAACCCGTCCCCCTCACCATCAATATCATCCGGCCAACGGTCATAATCAGTCAGTGCAACAAATCGGTAGTCAGAGGATGACATGATGTTGATCGAGGGCCAGCCTATTTTAAGGTAGTTGCCCGCTCTGAAGGTCTTATCGTGGACGTTATTATCGTTTGTGCGAGGACTCATGCGACTGGCCACCTCCTTGCTGACGCGAAAGGTTCTATCCAGCCTCTTTTTTGAATGCTCCCTCGCCTTTTCTTCCGTCATCTGTATCAACAGGAAGTCTGCTGGATCACAGACAATGGCATACACTATCCACCCATCAATAAGACCAATCGTTTTACCGGTTCGCGCGGGGCCAACAAACACCACTGCGTCATAATCCCTAGAAGCGAGACAATTCATCGGCTCTATAATGTAGGGTGTGAGCGTTGCATCCCACGGTAAGGAACTCCCGGCTCCCATGGGCACTCGCATAAACTTGGAGACCGCCTCCGCCACGGGCATTCGTCTTGGTGGCTTCAGTAATGTAGCCACATCACGGCGCAGTGCACTTGCTGACGCATAGCCGTTAATTAACATTTTCACCGTCCTCAACTGCCGCAACTTCTTCTGCCAACACTTCACGCATTTCATCAATGACTGTCTGCGCTTCGGCTATTTGTTCTGGACGCCAGCCACGGTCGCGCTCCAATTTATCCGGCCAGGTATCGAGCACCTGAGAGATAGCCTTTACCAACAATGCCATCTCACGGTGTGCCTCAGATGCGGGAAGCAACTGTTTGAGCGACTCCTCTAACTTGATGCGCTCGTTTTCAGACTGGTACCAATCCTTACGATCCTTCGGCCCCATTTTGTTGGGGTTCTGAAGTTCATCAGGATCGTCAGGTTCATTCGTGCCGAAGAGAATTGGCCCCACGTCTTTAAGGGCGTAAACAGGGTTGCCTTTCACCGTGCCGGCGATTGGTGTATTAGCATCGAGCAGCCGCTTTCTTACCGTTCCACGGTTCAACCCAAAAGCCTCAGCAATCTTCGCTACGCTCCAGTTGTAGGCGTCCCCCAGATTGCTGATATTGGACATTGACACCTCACGCTGTCAGGTGAAGTCACGATTTATTTGGTTAACTCAGAGGGTTATAAACTGGTCAGATGACAGGGGAATTGAACTTTTGTCACCTGAATTTCATTTTTTATTATATATAACAAGGAGATAATAGACGTGCTGCTGACAGCATAGAAATACGAAAACTAGCCGTTTTCCGCGAGTCCGCCGCCCCGTGGCAAGGCCCCCGGCCGGGAGTACCTTTCACTGCTAATCATTTCATTTGAAACTATATTCGATGCCGTGCATCCCCTCCAATCCAAATTGCACACAGGCGCATACGGGACACCATCAATAGTGACCTGCATATTGTCTCCCATAAAAAAACCGCCCTTAGGCGGTTAGGATTAAGATTGCTTTGTTGTCTTTGGTGGCTCTGGAAGCGGCATCCAATGTGTGACTTCATACTGACTATATTGGGTGTTACCAGGGATCGTTATGTAGTTAAAAGTGTCGTAAAGACTATCGTACTTCCCACACCCAACACCGCGATCAGTAGCAAGAGCTACTAACTCACCGCTTTTTGGTTTTTGGTCTTCAAACAATATCCAATTCATTCTATTTCCTCACATAAAGTGAGGTTTAAATATAAACCGTTTTTAAAGCCATTGGGAGAGAGGTAAACCACAGAAAGTAATACAAATGAGCCAAGTTAATTAATTTTGCAGCGCTTCTGGGCTTCGGCCGCATAGCCCTGAAGGTATTGGATTACTTGGTCGTCTCTGTTTGTTGACTCTCTGAGACTGAGAACAGCTGATCCACCTGCTGGCGTGAGGTCGATTTGTACTGCATCGCCCAGGCTGCCGCTGCCGGAAGTGCTGTTCCCGACGAGTTGGCAGGTGGCAAGGTTTGCTGCGGCGATTCGCACCCGGCGAGTACCAGCAGCAATATCAGCACGCAACTTCTCATTCTTAGCCAGTTCATCTGCCATTTCCTTCGTGTGCTTCGCATCCAGCGCCTGAAATGCTATCAGGGCCGCTTCGGTGCGCTTCTTCTGGTTGGTCAGGTCAATCACGGCCTGATCGCTTTGTTTCTTCAGCTCTGCGGTGTGGGCTTCGTTCAGTCTGGAAACATCAGCATCCCAGCGTAGCCCTTCAACCCACCACGTGAGAGCAATTCCAGCCACGAAGGCCAGTGCAATCGGCAAACTGTTATTCATCCAGCCCCCAGCAAGTCAGCTCGCTTTCCTGATCACGCCTGATGACCTGGCCAGCGCAGTTGTTCGCCCGAATTCGGCAATCTTTCCCGCCATCCCATATCCAGCGCTTAATTTCGGCGCATGCACCAAGTCGGTCGCCAGCATTAATTTTGCGATAGAAGGTCGACGAGAAGCATTTACCGGGGCCGATATTCCACGGGCAGAACGAGGCGATCCCGACCTTCTGCGGCGGCGTCAGTGGTACATGAATATTTTTATCAACCCAGGCCAGCGCTTTGGCCTGCTCTGCTCTATCGATGGCATCACACTGCGTACGCGTCAATTTCATATCTTTAAATACAGGCTTCCCGTTCACATAAGTCACGCCGCCGCAGATAGTCCAGACGCCGCCCTGATCCTGATAAGCAATCAGGCTGGTGCCTTCTTTCTCTTTTTGGAACTGTTCCATCAGCACTGGTGCGCTTGATCCAGCAGCAATCAGCGCCAGCATGGCGGCACTGAGTTTCGTTTTAAGGTTTGCCACTTCAGACCTCGCTGGTTTTCTGCGCGAGCTCATTAACAACCTGAGCGGTTGCAGATGGATTTTTTGCATCCACCTTGTCGGCGATTTCTTGAAGAATCCGGGTGCGCTTCATCTGTTCGCGACGATTCAGGAAGTACGTTAAAGCAGTAAAGAGCGCCCCGATCAGCACGCCAGCGATAAAGCCCCAATCCTGAAGGGATAAGCTTGCAAAGAAGGCCGTAATTCCAGCACCACCATATGTAGCGTTACTGTATTTTTCGTCCATTTTCATAGTCTCCCCCTCCGGTCAGCCGGTTGGGTGCGTAGTAGTGGGGTATTTAGCTGCTCAGTCCGTTTGCGAAAGGATGAGTTGTTAGCTGATTGACTGGCCGCCAAAACGAGAAAAGGCCACCAAATTGGCAGCCTCAAAAACGCAAAAACCCGCACATTGGCGGGTTCAAATAACTTCTGTAATTAAAGATGTAATGCCTGCCCCACCCGGCGCTTATCTCCGGCACTCATAATGGCTTAGCTCTTGAAGGGGCGAGGTCATAATCTCAGATTAATCCCGATGACATTTAACAATTTTTGCTCATTTGATTATTCTTCAGCCAGTAAAACACCACGTTGTGATCCAGACCCAGAAATTTACGGATCGCGTTGTAAGCGCCCCTCAAGCTGAAATGGGTACAAACCAAACCCCAGACTATGCTGGGGTCGTAACGTATTATGAGGTATTCGACTGTGCAGGGAATATTTCTCCGAAAGTCTGTTTATACCGTTCCTCTTCAAGTTCCACGCCAAGCGCGAAACGGCCCAGCTTGATTGCTTCTTTTATCGTGGAACCTGATCCCATGAAAAAATCAGCAACTACATCACCCGGCCTGCTACTGGCGCTGATGATATCTCTCATCATCTCGGCTGGCTTTTCGCACGGATGTTTGCCTGGATAATACGGAACTGACTTATAGGTCCATACATCAGTAAATGGCACAAGACTCGTAACAGCGAACGGGCGCCGGAGCTGTTTTAATTCATCCACCAGCTCCGCATAGTGGCGAGATAATGAATCATATTCCTTTACCAACTGATGGTGAGGAAGTTCCAGTTCTTGTCGGCCATGTTTTTCGCGCCCAATGCGCTCAAATAAACACTGCAACGCTAAGTAGTCTTTCTCGCTCGGTAATTGCCACTGGCTTTCACTAAACCAATGAGAAGCCATTTGTTTGCCGGTTGCCTGATGAATCTCTTTCGCTGTGATCCCTAAAGCTTTACGGGCATTGCTGAAATACTCCACCAGAGGCTTGAGCGTGTTTTTGCGTTGCTCCTGGCACTCGATTGAATAGCTGGAGGACTTCCCTCTATACGGACCACGGTAATGCTCAGCGAAGAGGATCCGCTCAGTGGCTGGGAAGTACGACCTCAAGTCTTCTTTGTGCTGTCTGTTCCAAGGCCCAGAAGGTTTGGCCCAGATGATGTGGTTCAGAATTTTAAACCTCTCACGCATCAGTAACTCAGTGTCAGCAGCTAAACGCGAACCGCAAAAAACATACAGGCTGCCCGATGGTTTCAATATCCGCCAGAACTCCGCAAATACCTCATCCAGCCAGGCAAGGTACGCTGATTCATCTGGCCACTGATTATCCCACTTACACGATTTAACCCGAAAATACGGAGGATCCGTTGCTATCAGATCAATGCAGTCATCAGGTAAGGTTTTGATGTATTGGAGTGAGTCAGCACAAATAATATTTATACTGTTTAAATATACAGTTGTTTTCATAGATCAGAGACGCCCTTTTTGATAGGCTCCATTTGCTGTGTGCACATCAGCAATGGGCCTCGGTTCGCTCGTGACCAACTAACGGGCGAATGGCGTGCACGATGTTATCAGCATCATGTACGCCGCCCATTCCACAAACAATTAAGCCCTGGCATATGCCGGGGCTTTTCATTAATTGATACCACTTCTCTCTGTGAGGTGTCCTCACAATCGAATTGAGGATGTAAAAAAGGCCGCCCATAGGCAGCCCGTTAGAATATTCATTTTGACTATTTAACAATGCCGAACAGCTTTGCCCACTCTTCTATCTGGGATCGATATATGAATTGAACAGACTGTAGGGAGTAGGCACCCTCGCCTTCTACAAGTTGTGCAAGGCAAGGGAATTCTTTGGGTGCCTGACGTAGGATTTCTCTTTCAAGCTCGTCAGGTCCGAAAACCGAAGGAAACTCCTCATCCAAATGAAGGTAGTCATTATGCATCCATTCTCGATACTCAAATTCGTTAGTTAGTAGCTTCATGCTGATAGTCTCACGTGATGTTTTACATAAGATAGCAGGCATCCAGCAAACGAACGATGGTGATGGCTATTTTTTACTTCCCCACGAGATTTACTAAAGCAAGATTCAAGCGTACATTTTCATTTGCAGATATATCAAGAGTTCTCCTAAAGGAAATCCTTGCTTTATTCTATTGAATTCAAATCATTTTAAAGAGGATGATTCAATGCATATTGAGACTGTTCTGGATAAGTTTAGCTGCTCCATTTGTCGATGCGAATTTCTCATTTACCCAAATGACTTTAATCTGGAAGCTAACTTCGCTGACGTTAGTTGTGCATCATGCGGCCGTGAAGTCACCAAAAGCGAACTTGTCGAGCTATTGCAAACTGGTGATTCTAAACAGCCTAAGAAACTCATTACTACCATGCTGAAGTAGTATCACCGACATTATTGCTTTAGGTGTTGAGGGTATAAAAAAGGCCGCGAATCGGCAGTTTCTAGAAAGTGTTTTATAGTGACGGCACTACTCAATAAGGACATGTATATGAAAAATAAAATCTTCGTTGTCTTAATGCTCACCGGCATGCTCAGCAGCTTTTCAGGACTTGCGGAACTCTTGCAGTGCAGTATCAACGTCGGCAATCTCTCCGATTGCCAGCCATATCCATCAACGAAAAATGCCCCTCTACTCAGAAGCGATGGAAAGGTTTCTTTATGCGAGATTAATAGCGGAGAGGTTGGCTCATGCTCATCAAATTATGACGGTGAAATAGTCATCAAGAGAGATAGTGGTTACTCTGAATGCAATGTTGTGTATGGCGAACTGAAAGGCTGCACACCTCCTGTTTATTCTGGCTCAGCGATTATTGATACTAGCCAGGAATAAGGGTAAAGCTTTTCGGTAAGGGCATTAACCCCTTTGACTGGCCGGAAATGTCCCAGCTTACCAAGCCGATGCTTTTACCTGATGTACAGAAACGAAAAAGCCCCGCATTTCTGCAGGGCTCTCAAAGCTTTTCTAGGCGCTCATCTACACAAACGCCCATGATTGAGATAAATTACGCCAAGTTCGGACAAAATGCAAGAGTTGGGGTTGAAATGGCGTAAATAGAACAAATCTTAGTTTAAGAAGACGTTATTCATATTTCTAGGTTCGGGCTGCTTATCAGCGAACACCTTTGCCACCAGGGCGAGAGTCCTCTGATCTTCCACCGCAACGTGAACCATCTGATGCAGTATCGTTATCATGCTGACAGCTGCCAGCAAAAGCCTGAACGGAAGTACCGAGAGAAAGGGTTACCAGAAGCATTGCGAATATTTTTTTCATGTAATACCTGTGTGTAGTTAAGGCCACAAATGTGGCTCATCAAAAGTATTCTCTTAAGTTAAATTTTACCAGTGAATAATCATCTTAAGCTGGATGTCACAGACACAAAAAAGCCCGCATTGCGGGCTCAAATCTTCTCTTCTAACCCTGCCTGTTTCAGTATCCCATTGGCTGTATTTCTTGAAACCACTGTGACCGGCACGGAAAAGGTTTTGTTCGTAATGGGGCTATACCAAATTGAGAAAATTTTCATTAGCTATGTGGGGCTTACAAAATGCTCATTTGCTGGTGATTCTTTGGAATACAGCATTAGCGTGATTCTCTTCCTGCTCACATTTGGTCACCAGCGACTCATATAGCGGTCGCCAATTTCGATTCCATGTTCTTTCCTGCAGGTCAGGCAGCAGCGCTACAATCGCTTTGTAGGCCGTTGTGCCTGGTGTCCGTTTGAATCCCCTGCCCGCGCACCGCTCACAAGTCTTATCGACCGGAACGCCGAGAAGGTTTGATTTCTCCAGGTCACGCACGCGGCCGGTGCCATTACAGCGGCAACGATTTGAGATGGTCCCCTTCCCCTTGCACGGCTGGCATATGACATCAACTATCTCTTCACCTTCCGTTTTGGACTTCATTTCATTGTGGTAAAGCAGGCCTAAATTGCCCGGTAGCGCATCAAGATATTCCCGGCGGTCGATTGCCAAATGATTTCTGAAGGTTCTCTTCTCTCTCAAAAAGCCGGTGCCAGAGCAGCACGGACAATCAGAAGTGGCCGCCGCCGACCGCGCATAATCTTCAAACGCCATTTTTGCCATAATGCGTAGGCATTCAGCCATGCGCCTCCCTGCGACTTTGCCGATATACTTCGATGCGTGCTGTTTGGCGTACTGCGTCAGCATGCCGACCGCTATCATTCTATCTTGCTGGCTGATACCGGCTTTTGCCAGGAACAGGCGCAGGCCGAATTCCGCGTCACTTTGTGTCATCCCCAGCGCCGCCATAATATCGGTGATGTTAAGTGCGTCGCTGGCCGTCGCGCGGGAACTGTCGCTGATGGATAAGCCTTTTGGGGAAAAATGCTTCAAAATCGTTTCAAGGTTCATGCTGACTCCACACTTATTTTTGCTTGGCGGTAGCGATAACACCAGTTGCCAGCGCGCGGTCTAATGTCTTCAGCACCAGAAATTCCTGTGTGCCGTGTTCTTCTTCCCAAGCCTGGGTATTCGCATGAAGTGAGTCGTGACACCGTCTGCACAGCGGGATCACGAACATGTCATGCGCTTTTGTTGCCATTCCACCAAATCCATTGCCGGTGATGTGGTGCGGATCATCGGACCCGTTACCGCAGGCACAGCACGGCTGGCGCTTTACCCATTGAGTGTATTTCGTGTTTTCATACCGGCGGCGCTTCGGGCGAAGCATGAAAGATTCTGGAGTTTCCGGATCAACGGCCAGCGCCAGCACCGGTTTGATATTGCTCACCATCACTGCCCGAGGATCTTGTTCGCTAGGGTTAATGTCGGATTCTTTCAACTGCGTGCCCGGAGGCAGGTATTTCATGCCAAGCGCTTCGCATATGATTTCATCCGGCAGTTGCGCCGCTAGCCCCTTACTCGTTGCCCACCAGCAAAGTTCCGGCAGGGTCAGTTGATGTCCAGCGGACAATCGGGAACGCTCGCGGATAGCCTCAGTCACAAATTCAGTGGTATTCGACAGTGCTGCGGCATCGAGTTTTACCGATTCTTTTCCGTGATATTCGTTGTCATGGGTCCAACACAGAGACACAACACCACGCGCACGGCGAGACTGCACCAGTTCATGGTGATGGTATTGGCCACCGAAGTCGGTGCATTGGCAGCCGCGGTTACGCTTAACCCAAAGCTTCAGCGTATCCCACCCACCGGCCAGACCGATGACACGTTCTGACGAAAGAAAGGTGGAGAGACGAGGATCACGCGATAACGGCTGAGCCTCTACCGGTACCAAGCCGTCCGCCGCCCCGCGCAGATCCGCCGGTTCATCGGTTATTAGCAGCCGTTTGCCGCTGAAATGCTGCAGCATGTCACCTGGCGGCCGCAATAGCACAATCCCCAAATCCCTCTGTGGATATGGCTTTAAGAGCGCTCTCATTCAGCTCTCTCCCCAGCTTTAACCAGGCTGCTCAGCACAGCATCGGCATGTTCCCGCGCAGCGGTGTAATCAGTGGGATGTAGCTCCCCCGAAGGGGAGACCGCTGTCAGCCAGCCGTTGTAAGCAGAGAGCCAGATTCTCTGAAATTCGTTCACGCAGCCACCTCCTGCAGGTAAACGATGCCAGCGGAGATCTGGTGTTTAGAAGCTGATAGTGGTGTCAGTGCCTGATAATGACCTGCCAACACTTTTACGCGAGAGTTCCGCATAGGAGGAATAGTAGTGAAGCTCGCCGGTACCAACTCGATATCGTTGAATGGGTTTTCATTCCCCCAGTGATGCCAGCCTGAAGCTTCTCCACGGCTAAAAAGCTCGATGCGTGAAACTTGCCCGTAAAGCTCTTCGAGGCGAAAACGCACCTCTGCTGGCTTTTCGCTGTGCTCACCGCGGCAGCTGTAAATAACCTGCTTAATACCGGCGCTGAGGCGCTCGAGACCGGAACCGCGAACGGCGATTAACACATCTTCTGTGTTGCCGCGCGTGTAGTTTCCGCCATTCATCACCGTTTCTACGTTCAAAGTATCCATAAAGTCTTCGAAATCGATCATGGTCTGTTCTGCCAGCGTGTGCTCTATACGGCTACGTGCCTGCTCATAGAGTTTTACCCACGTAAATCCCTTCATGGTTTTCACCTTGAAGCCCCATGCATGCGCCAGCTCAACTGCTTCTGAAGCAAAGTTGCCGGTGTACCACATCGCCAGAACTGCGTTTTCATCTGCAATAGACCAGATCGGAAGACGCTTCATTTCCTCAACCGCCATAGTGCTGTAGTGGTCACCCGCCGCGCCGTTACTTATCTTGTTGGAATACTGCCAGGCAGGATCTGCATAAATCAGTTGATAACTCATAGCGCCTCCGATTTAGGGGCGATACGGAAGTTTTGATCGAAGTTTTTAGTTTGAAAGCATGACCAGCGCCCCGTATGTAGGGCATAACCGCATACTTTGTTTTCGTCCCGGTAAAACACATTGAATTTCTTATAAAACCTAGGTCTCACTTCAAGGTATAGGCCCAGCTCTTCAGGAATCGCCGATAAATTAATTTTCTCGCCGTGGTTCATTGGTGGTGTGGTGTAGACAGGGATAATTACTCCGCCGTGGGCGTTTTTGCATTTGATGGCATCAACTTCTTCCAAATAAACATTAAGTTTAAACGTAGAGTTATATCCATCTGTGAGCGGCCGACTAATGACGTAATAATCAGGCTTGGCCTGCTTTGCTGCTATTGCTATGCGTAAAATGGGATGATTTCTTGAACATCAAATAAACCATTTCCGTATGAAGTTGCTTTGGCCATTGAAAGCAACTCTTCCAACCTTCCTTCGCTGAACTGCCCCAAATAGTTATTCATAACACCCCCCTGCCCAGAAGTACTGCCCATAGGTTTGTGTTCAAACTCAGCACTGTTTTCAGCCAGTGTTTTCACTGGGGCTATATCCGATTTTTCGGCCGTCGGTTCTACGACTTGTTTTGGCTCTTCGCTCAGTGAATATGTTTTCTTCCCGGCACAAGGCCCAGTAACAATGTGGAACTGAGGCTTTTTGCTGATCGTATTAATCGTAGATGACATCGAATGCCCTGACGGAATAAAACCGGCATATTCGATTAACGATCCTTCATTATCCGAGCAGGTGCGCGGAGTGCGATCACGCATGAGCCCTACTATGACTAATTGCTGATGGTTTTTTTTCATGCAGATTTCCCCTGCTGCTGGCGCTGAGCACATTCTTTCCAGATGCGATTCCAGGTGCTGATCGCGAAATCACTGCGCATGCCACGCACACTGGCTTTACTTGCCTCGGTACAGACCAGTTTTTCCAAATCACTTGGGGCTTTGCTCGCCGCAACACCGCTGATAAACCGGCGATAAGCTGAATCACGTTCAGAGGTATCAACGGCCACTTCGCCGCGGTCCCACTTCCCGTTTTTGCGGGCTGGGCGGCCAGCACGATTCCAAGCATTGGCACCTTCGAGATAACCCGGGAACTTGGAAGGCTGGAACAGCGTGGACGGGCGCAGATACTCGGCCATTTCCAGATCGCCGCCCCATTTGGCATGCATGTAATCAACGGTCAGTTGCTGTTCTTCAGGGGTGAAGCCTTCACGCAGTCTGGCGCGGATGTTATCCAATGAGGATTTGCTGACCTGATAACGTGAGCCGGTGGTCTGATTCAGGTAGTTCAGAACCTGTTTAGCCTGATCAGTAATTTCAACCTCGGCGTCGGTCTGCGCAGCAGGCTGACAAAGGGGTTTTATATCTGATGGATCTTGTTTTGAATTTACTAACGGATCCCCCCCAGATTCTG